AGTGAAGCTATCGTCTTGAACTTTATGATTTTCAAGGCAGGTTGATGGGAATGTTTGCTTTTAAGCGAATGAGAGAACAAGAAGCTGCCAAATCGGTGGCTTCTGTTCAACCCACTAAAAAACGTAAACGCAAGCCAAAAACTAATGGCAGTAACGATACACACAACAGTCGGAAGCAGCATAGCCAATAGCTATATCAGTCTTCAAGAAGCCCAAGATATTATTGATGGGTTGATTGAAGATGATGATGTAACAGCATGGGCTAGTGCTACAACTGACCAAAAAAACCGAGCATTATTTACCTCTACTCAAAGAATTGATAGAGAACGATTTTTAGGTGCAAGAGTAAACGATACACAAGCATTGCAATGGCCGAGAACAGGCGTAAGAAAACCTGATACATATATCAACACATATGCTATTGGTTTTCCTTTTCGTATATCAACTGATTATTACACTGATACCGAGATACCAGATCAGGTAAAAAAAGCAGAAGCAGTATTAGCTGTTTATTTGAATAATAATAAAGATGGATTAGGATTAAGTGGATTAGAAGATTACAAACGTGTAAAACTTGGTAATCTAGAAGCAGAGCCAAACTTTTATGGTTCTGTTGGTGCTGATAGAGTACCGCCATTATTTGAACGCTATTTTACTGGCTTACGAATAAGTGGACCAGGAAACGTAGCAATCAAAAGGAGCTAACCAATGTATTATTCCAAAGCAAAAATCATCACTAACACAAATACTCATTCGGGGAGGTTTGTAAAAATCGTAGCCTTAGTTGATACTGTTATTAATACATTAACTTCAGATGTTATTACAGGTACAACAACTTCAATAACTTTAAAACACAATGTTTCTTTAGAAGTAGATTGTACTGCTATAAAACTCGATAGTGGTGCTGTTATTGCTTACACAATCTGATGGGGTTAGCATCTTCTTTAAAAAAAGTTAGTAATAAAACACTGATGAAGTTTGGTGGTGATATAACAATCAAGAGAACCACTTTTAGCTCTTATGATGTTGAAGCTGGCTCAGTTGTTAAGAACCAAACATCGTCTACAGTCAAAGGTTTTTTAGAAGGTGTTACAAGTCGTGAGGTTAATGATTTAATTTCTCAAGATGACAAAAAGGTGATGGTATCAGCAGGTGCTATAACATTTACTCCTACCACTAAAGATAAAGTTATTATCAGTTCTATAGAATATAAAATCATTCAAATAGATAAAGAGGAACAAAATAACATAGATATACTTTATGTAATTTATTTGAGGGCATAATGGCTAGAGAAATTAAGATTGATCGTATTGTCGATGACAAATTTAAAAAAGAAATTATAAAAACAGTAAAAGATGCAACTTTATTATGGACAGAGCAAGTAAAAAGATTTACACCTGAAGATACAGGTAATTTGATGAGGTCTTGGCAAACTGATATTAAGCCATTTGTTGGAGAAGTTTCTACCAATGTAGAATATGCAGAGCCTGTTGCTTATGGCACAAACCTGCCACCTAGTTGGGGCGGTCAATATAGAACAAAACCAGGACAAAATACAATAAAAGGTTATCCAAAATTAATAGCAAAACAAATTGCTACAGACATTCAAAACAAATTTAATTTATAATTATGGCTGCTACAGATTTAAACACAGTTCGTCAAACGATAGAAGAGAGACTTATTACAGAATTAGATGATACCCCACCTATACCTGTTGTGTTAAATAATATGCCTTTTGATGCAAGTTCTAAAGATACATTTGTTCAATGTTTGACAAGTTTTGGTTCTGGAAGTTATTTGACTATGGGAGGTACAACAAATTCTACAAATAGTGTTGTTGGTTTAATTATTTTAAATATATTTACTGAAGAAGGTTTAGGCAGTGGGGCAAATTTTGTAATTGGCAAAAGGTTGCGTGACCTCTACAATAATATTACAGTTTCAAATGTTATTTTTGATTCACCTATTGGCCCAGAAGTTTTAAGCCCTAGTCCAGAAGGTAAATTTCAAACTCAAATCAGGATAACTTTTGAAATATATGAGGATCTTTAATGGAAATAACAGAGGCAATGCTCGATGCTATTGAGGCTGTAAAGGGAAGAAGAGAGGCTGCTTATTGGGATGGGCGTTGCAAACGATATATGGAAAACCAAGAAAATTTAAAAAAAGATGTGAAAAAACCTAAAAAAGGTTAATATAAAATAAATACTTTCTTTTGTTATGGCTATTAAGGGTGATGTTGGAAAAATCATGTTTGAAAACGCTGGCGGTACTGAAGCTGATGTTGGACAAACAAGATCATGGTCTTTATCTATTTCAAAAGACACGATGGAGACAACAAAACAAGGCGACACATTTAAAACTAATATTGGTGGCTTAATCCAAGGTGAAGGTTCAGCAGAACTTTTATATGCCCCTGGTGAAACTGGAGCAGGCTATACAACATTTATTGATGATGTTTTAACAACAGGTGATAATGCTGATGCATTATTTGAATTATTTCCTGATTCAGCAACTTCAGCAAAAAAAATTAGTTTTGCAGGGATTATTACTAATGCAGAGTATGCAGCAACCCTTGGTGAAGTTCAAATAATCAATATTAGTTTTATTACAAGCGGTGCAATAACTTCAGCTATATAGTAAATTTTAAATAACAACCCCAATTTAATATGGCGACAAAAAGAAACGTAGACCTTATTACAGAAGCGTTTGCTGATGTGATGACTGCTAGAAGGAAATATGAATTAAAAAATCCTGATGGTTCATTATTAAAAGAAATATTCTTCCCACCACTCACGAGGTTTGATAGAAAGCAAGCTCAAACTGCTGCTGGAACAGATGATGCCTTAACAATATCTACTAGGCTTCTTTGCCAGCTTGCCCAAAATGAAGATGGCACAAGGGCATTTGCTTCTGCTGATGCTGAAAACTTGCAAAGATTTTTACCAGAATCAGTTTTAAATGATCTTGAATTATTTATGATGGATATTCAAGTTGATGTTAATACAGCAAAAAACGAATAAAGCGAGATAACTGGTTAAACTTTGAGTTTTTTCTCGCAACAGAACTGGGTAAGACATTACAAGAATTAAGAAAAAGTATTACTGAAGAGGAGTTAATACATTGGGCGGCTTACTATGAAGTTAAAAATGAAAGACAAAAACAAGAAATGAATCGTCAAAAGGCAAAATCAAGGTAGAATATAATAAAGGTTATTTGTATTTGTGGCACAGTCGACAGTTAAGTTAATAGTTGATGCTCAAAATGCAATTGCACCATTAAAACGTGTTAATGCAAGTACAAAAGAATTAAGTCGAAATACAGACCAGCTTAAAAATAGATTAAATCAAGGTAAACAATCATTCGACAAGTTTGGTAATAGTGCAAACAAATCATCAAAAGGTGTAAATAATTTACTTGGTACAATAAGAAAACTTGCCGCAGCTTTTGCTGTGTTTCAAGTTGGAAAGTTTGTTATTTTTCAAACAGCAGAGTTAGAAAGGCAGAGAAAGTCTTTAGAAGTTTTAACTGGCAGTGTTGCAAAAACTAATAAAATTATTGCTGAATTAAAAGCCTTTGGTGCAGTTACACCATTTAAGGCTTCAGAGTTAATAGAAACAACAAAAAGATTAAAAGCATTTGGTTTTGAAACAGATAAACTTGTAGACACAACAAAAAGAATATCTGATATTGCAGGTGCAACTGGCGCAGACTTAGATGGCATTGCGACAGCTTTTGGACAAATCCAAGCCAAAGGTAAATTACAACAGGAAGAAAATTTACAGTTATTAGAAAGAGGAGTTGATATTACAACTGAACTTAAAAAAATAACAAAATTACAAGGAGATGAATTTGCTGATGCAATGAGAAAAGGGAAAATAGGTGCTGATCTTGTTAATCAAGCATTAATAAATCTTACAAATGAAGGTGGGGCATTTTTTGGTGGTGCTTCTGCACAGAGTGAAACTTTGGCTGGAAAATTTAGTACTTTACAAGATGGTATAGAAACATTGGCACAGAATGTTGGTGAAAAATTAGAACCAGCTTTAAAATCTGCCTTGGATATTGCTATAGAACTTGTAACTAGAATAAATCAAGCAATCGTTTCTGGGACTATTACTGATGTAGATAAAAAAGGTTTTAAAAGACAAGCAGAGGGTATTGTACGAGACCAAGCTGGGTTTATGCCAGGCGGACCTTTTGGTACGGGTGAAATATCTGCTGAATTTGGGGGCCAAACATTTAAAGGACAACCAGCGTCAGTAACATCACAAATTACAAATGCTCTTATAAATGCAGAAGTTTCAAAAAGATTAAAAGAACAATTAGCAGTACAAAAAGAATTAGAAAAATCTACAAAAACAATAACAAATAATAATAAAGAAAATAAAGTTGTAGTAGAAAATATTGGATTAACTTTTACAGAAGGTTTAGTACCAAGTACTGATTTTTTAAATGAAAATCTAGATTTAAGTGGAATATTCTTAAAAAAAATAAATACTGGAACAGATAAATTGTCAGAAAGTTTTAACACAATAAAAACAGATGCTGAATTATTAAAAGAAGAATTTGCTGAAATTGGAAAAACGATTGGTAGTCAAATTACTGATGCCTTAGTTGGGGCTATAAATGGAACTAAATCTTTGGGAGAATCTGCAAAAGCAATAATAAATGATTTAGCCAACTCTTTATTAAGAATGGGCATTAATTCAATGCTTGGTGGAATGTTTGGAGGTACTGGTTTTGGTAAGTTTTTAGGTTTTGCTGATGGCGGTAGACCTCCTGTTGGAAGACCTTCAATCGTAGGAGAACGTGGCCCAGAATTATTTACACCATCTGTTTCTGGAATGATTACACCAAACCACGCATTAGGAGGATCTACTAGCGTAGTCGTAAATGTAGATGCTTCTGGTTCTTCTGTTGAAGGTGACGAAGATCAAGGTAGAGAACTTGGCCGTCTTATATCTGTTGCAGTACAATCTGAATTAATACAGCAACAAAGACCTGGAGGATTACTTGCATAATGGCTACATTTCCTTCGATACAACCTACATACGGACAACAGAAAAGATCCGCACCAAATACTAGGACTGTTCGTTTTGCTGATGGTTATGAACACAGAATTTTATTTGGATTAGCACAACATCAGAATCCTAAAATATTTAATTTTACCTTTAATGTTTCAGAGACAGACTCAGATACTATAGAAACATTCTTAGATGCCCGTGCAAACGACTCTGACAGCTTTACGTTT